GCGAATTTAGATCTAACTTGCCCCAAAGTTTCTTTAGACAGAGACAATGCAAATCTTCTAATCCACTGCTTACCGATACTATTTATGTTCTTAAACGGCAGATTTGCAAATGGAATGGTACCCAAGTTGTGAATACCGTCGACGCCGCTCTGCCTGTTGCTCAAGGAATCTTCCCAAGGATCTTCTGCTACAGTAAATTCAACCCACATGGTCTCTGGCGAAGAGGCAACAGTTTGAGGGAATATTCTTAACTTATTATTCTTTATCTCATATGAGTAATGTGAATTCCTAGTATAAATATTGTCTTCATACTGCATTGATTGCAATTTGTTTTGCCATGGCGGAATAACTTCAAAAGTTGAGTCATCAGCATACATGCCATATGTTGACAAGTTACCAATAGCGTTAATACCACCATAGTAACCAAAAAATCTCCACATAGCGTGTGGCGTCTTGTAATATACTTTCCTAACAGTAACTCTCTTATCACCGACCTTATTATAAAACGGACTACCTGAATCATCAGACGAAGCAGAAATAATGTACTGTAAGTCATAGTCCTGAGTACTGGACGTTGTAGCAAAAGACGCAGAATAGATTGGC